TGGACAAGTCGGGCAAGGCTCCCATCATGGGACGTATCACCGTGAACCGCACGATGGCGCAGTTCAGTTGCAAGCTGTCCTGCACTCCCGAACTGTGGAATCCCCGTGAAAGCCGTCTGAACGGCAAGAGCAAGGAGGCGGTGGAAACCAATGCCAAGATTGAGAAACTGCTGTTGGCGGTGAACAACGCCTTCGACAGCCTTGTGAGCCGTAAGGTAGATTTTGATGCCACCGATGTGAAAAATCATTTTCAAGGTAGTATGGAAACACAGATGACCCTCATGCGAATGACGGATGTTGTCTGTGATGACCTCAAAGCCCGTATCGGCATAGACCGCGCGAAAGGGACTTATCCCGGCTATCACTATATGCGTCTGACCCTCGGAGAGTTCATCAAGCATCAGTACAAGGTCAAGGATTTGGCATTCGGGCAACTGACGGAACAGTTCATCCACGACTATCAGGCATTCGTTATGGAAAACAAGGGCTATGCGATAGATACCGTCCGCCATCATCTTGCCATCCTGAAGAAGATATGCCGTCTGGCTTATAAGGAGGGGTATGCCGACAGAATCCACTTCCGGCATTTTACCTTGCCGAAGAAGACTGAAACGACACCGCGGGCATTGAGCCGTAAATCGTTTGAGAGAATCCGTGATGTGGAAATACCTGCTTACCGCAAATCCCACATGCTGGCAAGGGATATGTTTCTCTTCGGGTGCTACACCGGGGTCTGTTATGCGGATGTTGTCTCTATTACCCATGAGAATCTGTATACTGATGAGGGCGGGGCTTTGTGGCTGAAGTATCGAAGAAAGAAAAACGAACTCCGTGCCAGCGTGAAACTGTTGCCCGAAGCGATTGCGCTGATTGAGAAGTATCACAGTGAGGACAGGGACACACTGTTCCCTTTATTGCATTGGCCAAACCTCCGAAGGCACATGAAGGCGTTGGCGGCATTGGCTGGCATTAAAGACGACTTGTGCTATCATCAGGCAAGGCACAGTTTCGCCTCGTTAATCACGCTCGAAGCAGGTGTGCCGATTGAGACCATCAGCCGGATGCTGGGGCACTCCGACATTTCCACCACTCAGGTATATGCCCGTGTCAGTCCCCAAAAACTGTTCGAGGACATGGACAAGTTCATAGAGGCGACCCAGGATTTCAAATTAACCCTATAAATCCAACAACGATATGCGAAGCACATTTTCATTATTACCCTACATCAACCGCAGCAAAGTGAGGGCTGACGGCACGACCGCCGTACTCTGCCGTATAACCATTGACGGCAAGCAGACTGCCATAAGCACAGGCATCTATTGCCGCCCCGAAGATTGGAACAGCAAGAAGAATGAGATAAAGGCCATCAGGGAGAACAACCGCTTGCGGGAATACCTGCGTCTGACGGAAGAAGCCTATGCCGAGATACTTAAATCGCAAGGCGTGGTCAGTGCCGAGATGTTGAAGAACCATATCTCCCTGAACAACATCCATCCGACCACTTTATTGCAAATGGGTGAATGGGAACGCGAGCGGTTGAAGAGGCATTCCGAAGAGATTGATTCCACATCCTCCTATCGGGCTTCAATGTACTACCAAAAGTACCTGACGGACTTTATAGTGTCAATCGGGAAAAAGGATATTCCTCTTGAAGAAGTGACGGAGGATTTCGGCAAGTCTTACAAAGCCCACTTGAAGAAATGCAAGAACTTCGGGGTGTCACAGACCAACCATTGCCTGCGTTGGCTGAACAGGCTGTTGTACCTTGCGGTCGATAAGGAGATTATCCGTGTAAATCCCTGCGAGGACTTGGAGTATGAGACAAAGCCGGAGGCAAGGCATAGGTACATCAGTCGCGAGGAGTTCAGGAAGATACTTTCCACGCCGATGTATGACAAGCGGATGGAACTGGCAAGACGAGCATTCATCTTTTCGAGCCTGACGGGACTGGCGTATGTGGACATCAAACTTCTTCATCCCCATCATATCGGGACAAATGCGGAGGGCAGACGGTATATTCGCATCAACCGCAAGAAGACAAAGGTGGAGGCGTTCATCCCCTTGCATCCCATAGCGGAGCAGATATTGTCGTTGTATAACACAACTGATGATGAGAAGTCCGTGTTTCCTCTTCCCAACCGTGATGCCCTATGGTTTGAGGTTCACGAGTTGGGAGTAACCATAGGAAAAGAGGAAAACTTGACCTATCATCAAAGTCGGCACAGCTTCGGAACATTCCTGATTTCTGCGGACATTCCGATTGAGAGTATCGCCAAGATGATGGGACACTCCAATATCAGGACGACACAGGGATATGCACGGATAACTGATGATAAAATCTCCAAAGACATGGACAAACTGATGGAGCGAAGAAAGAAAATATCGGCTGGCGAAAAGAAAAAATCATAAATAATCATCATAAGATAAGGGAATTATGAACAGAGGAATAATAACAATCAGTGAAATGGGGACAATTACAATCTCTACTACTACCGTGTGGATGACCAAGTTCGAGATAGCCGACCTGTTCGGGGTGTTCTCCTGCGACATCCGCAAGGTAATACGGGCAATCTACAAAAATAAGGAGTTGAACGAAACTGATACGATGAAGTATATCAAGCAAACTGACGGCATCAGCTATGATGTTTACAACCTTGAAATGGTCATAGCCGTTGCTTTCAGGATATGCAGCAGAGAGAGTATCCGATTCCGGCAGTTTGTGATGAATGAAATCTGCGCCACCAAGAAAGGAAGCCCAATAACATTGTTCTTCTCTTGTGGCAAGGGCGGCAACCTATGGTATAACTGAGGTTCATCCCGTCAGCCACCTGTTCCCGATGCACGGATGCAAAAGTAGCGTGTGGCTTTGACGGCATTGGCAAGGTCAGGCGGCAGAGCCGTTTCGGGCGGAATCTTCCTCAAACGGGGTTGAGCGTATTCAGCCCGAAAACCTTGCCATTGCCAGCCACACGCTTGAAAGGCATCCGGCAACGGAAACAAGCGACTGACGGGAAATCAGAAGAAACAGAGGAACGGCTTACAGACGAAGCTAAACATTGATGCTTCATCCGTAAACCGTTCCTTTTTCTTTTTGTTGTACCATTGCTGCCGCAAGTATGGGCAGACGGCAAACTGCGCTCCTTCAAGAAAATCAGGTTGCCGTCAGTCGGTATGCGGAACGGTAGCCGTCAGCCAGCATCCTTTCGATGTCGGATTCACGGTAGAGGATTTTGCCGCCCAATTGGATATAGGCAATACGTCCCTCGTTACGGTAGTCCTGAAGCGTCCGGCGGCTCACCTTCAACCGAGCTGATACCTCCTTGTCGGTGAAGAAACGCTCCCCGTTCAGTGTCGGGCGGTAGTTGGCGGTCAGATGCTCTACGTTGACCAGAAGACGGTCAAGGCTACCCATGAAGTGGATTATCCACTCGTTGTCCTTGTTTATCAATTCATTCATACGTTTTGGATTTTAGTGGGTATTATCAGTTATGTACTATACTTGGTTTATATAGTTCTGCCTTTGAACCTTGCTTCTTTCCGCCTGTCCTCCACGACGGGGACGATGCGTTGCACATCTTCGGGACGGTAATAGGTCTTGTGATTTATCTGTGAATAAGCCAACGTGCCGTTGTCCCGAAGTGTCTGCAATGTTCGTGGGCTGATGTTGAGCATCCGGCACACGTCCTGATTGTCCATCCACTCACTCATTTTCTTTTCACCGTGCCGATGGCAGATGGCATCCATCCGGCTGACGAAGCGGTCGAACTTGGCGACCATCGCCTCAAAGGTCTTTCTTTCGATTGATACGATTTCCATATTGTCTTTCTTTTAGTTGTTACTGTTTCTTTTGCCGCAAAGGAATATATAATCCGTTACTTGACAATGGGTTTTCCGAAAGTGGTAGCGTGTTGCGCTGATACGGCAGTCATTGTCCGGGATGCCGACTTTCCTTTGGCGGCTATCATTCCTTCTCCCGCAAAGAAATACATAATCCGGCATCCGGCAATGGTTTTATTCCTGTCTGGCAGCAAGTGGCACAGGGTGGTAGAGGTTGGCACAGGCATAACCCACCAATTGCCCAATCCGTTCAGCCATTAGTCCTTAATTTCCATATTTAATAAGGAAGCTACAGTCCAGATAAGGGCTTAATTCAAAATTGCCCGTAATTGAACCTTTCCCCTTTCAGTCATATATATCTGGCAAAACGGTGAAGTCCTCACTGCTTTGTCAATCACCATAAAGCAGAACCACACAAAATTGCCTAAGCGAACCCAAGTGCTTGACCGACTGCACCGGAGTATCTTACTTTGCTCCCGACAAACGGTCACCCATGCGCATGAGACCACCAAGTATTAACTTTAAAAAATTGACAAAATGGCAAAGAAAAGAAACTACGAGAATGACGAAGCATTCAAGAATTTCAGGATAGAGGACTACCTGCCTGAAATGAAATGGCGTGAGCAGGAGGCAAAGGCTTCCGCACAGAAACAGGAAGCAACCACGGTAGAGGCTGCACTCTTCCCTCCGCTGGATGGGACAGACACAGCTGCAATGCAGGATACGGTGTCCGATGCAGACCGACCTAACGAGCCTGAAAAACGGGATGCACCGGACGGAAAAACGGCAGATAAAACCTCTGTTGAGGATGTCGATGCTCCCACGGGGCAGACTGTCGCCAGACGTATCAGCGGCAAACAGCGCAGGCTTTCGTTGGAGGAGTACCGCGCCACCTACCTGAAAGTCCCGAAGCTTGTCAACCGCAAGCCCGTGTTCGTCAGCGAGGAGGTGCGTGACGAGCTGGACAGGATTGTCGGCAACTTCGGAAAGCGCGGCATGAGCGCATCGGGGCTGATTGAAAACCTCGTCCGTCTGCACCTCGACAGCTACCGTGAGGACTTCGGGCAGTGGCGCAAGCTCTGACAAGATTTCGGAGAACCCGGATGAACCGGTGGATGCACTTCATCGGTTCATCCGATTCTCCAAGTGAATGACTGCACTCGGAAACAAATCCGACAGACGGAGGATTTTTGTGTCCTCAAAGACACAGCAAGATATATTTTCAGTTACCCGAATAATTCTAAGTAACTGAAAACACCTTCACCGCCG